TCCCCCGATCGTACCCCCGATTGTCCCCCGATCGTACCCCCATTTATCCCCTCGATTATCCCACGATCGTACCCCTCTTTATATCCCACTTTATACCCCTCTTTATATCCAGCCTTAGGGGATAGTAAGTCGATCGATTCTTCAATCGGCAAGTCGTCCATGTCGTCTAGGTCAGCAGGGACCGTGACCCAGTAGAGGCCAGCGGTTCGCTTGCCGCATCCTCGATACTGAAGCCAACCAGAGTCGATAGCTCGCTTCCTAGCTTTGTCAAACGTCTCCCATTTGGCGAAGCCAAGCGTCTCCATCAGTTGCGAGTTAAAGAACCGAACCGGCCCTCGGTATCGTGCCGCGTCTTCGGTGTGTAGCACGACGGCGACCAAGCAAAAAGCATCCCGCCCCATGTCCGCCGCCGCACTTGATTTGTGCATCTTGCGGAAGGCCTTGTGGGCGAAAAACTTATCTCGCTTTGGGTAGTCGATCTTAGGAGGATCGGTCATTGCTTTACCAAAAAAACACCGCTGCCCGGATGCTTGACCGGCAATCGCAGAACGCGAATGAATCCGGGCAGCGGCTTGGTTTGTAGGCCGGTCAAGCCTATTTCGTACTACTATAGCAATTTGTCAACCTGTTGACAACTAAAAAACATTACTCTACTTCGCGGAAGCTATCATGCTCCCAAGATGTATCGTCCACATCATCGAACGGCAGCATCGGGACGTTTTTCTTCTCCTCTTGCGATCGCAGAAAATTACACCCGTGCTGCCAATACGATTCTTTTAACTCAACGCCAACAAACTTTCGGCCGCACCTAAGCGACCCAACACCTTCGCTACCGACGCCACCAAAAGGCGAAAATACAACGTCGCCCGGAAGCGTCCAAAGGTCAACGGCACGCTCTATCAACCCAAGCTGTAGCGGGCAAATGTGCTTCTCGTCGTTTTCCGTTGTCGCCAGTTTGAAGTTTAACACGTCGGTTTGGTTTATGTCCCACCAAACCGGCTCCGCGTATCTTCGCCAAATATCGATCGACGGATCGGCCGCGTTTTTCTTGCGTGAAAACGGCGACGGGTGACTATCGTTTGAGCTTCCCGCTTCGCCGATGTACCTGGAGAATCCCTTCGGCCTAACGATAGGCTTGTCGGACATTAGCCCGCTTCCTTCGCTGGGCGGCTTGCGAAAAACGATCAGGTAATCCGCCATGCCTTGCCGCACCTGCGACGTATCACGCCTAACGGTCTTGTGAAGTAGTCCGTTATTGTTGGTCCGCTCTCGCTCTGTAACTGGGCATTTCCAGATCGTTACCCGCGAATGAAAGACCCAACCAGCGGCCTCGAATTCCTGAATGCAAGCCCCAGGAAAGTCTATAAGCCCCGTCGTGCCGTAGACGTTCGCATATCGCGGCAGGTCTTTGCAATGGACCGCACAGAGGCGGCCTGGAACCGTCAACCGATAAAGCTCTTTGATTGCAAAAGCGTAGTGCCGGAAAAACTCTTCATCGCTCGCTGCGTTGCCCATGTCGTTTTCTGAATCGCTGTAGATGTACAGCGAAGAAAACGGCGGCGAATGAATGCAAAAGTCGATCGAGTTATCCGGCAAGTCTCGCATAAGCTCAACGCAATCGCCGTTGTAAAATGTCCAATCCGTTCCGTGCTGTTCGTTCATGCAACCCATTTCATACACCTGCCTTTGATTTTAAGAAACTAGGAATCGTCGGAACCGCCGACGCCGATAAACCGACCCTCATTAACTCGGCTTGATTGCCAAGTCCGAACTGCCTCACAACTTCCGCCATCGACGCTTGCATCAAACCGTGATCGGCACCTTTTCGGGCAATGCTTTTTTCGATGTTTGCGTCCGCGTCGCTGCCGATGATATGAACCTTCACCGGTCGCGTTTGGCCAAACCTCCAAGACCTACGAACGGCCTGATAATACTCTTCAAACGAAAACGAAAGCGACGCAAACACTTGCGTATTGCAAATTTGAAAATTCAATCCGACGCCAGCGATAGACGGCTTAGTCACCAGCACCGGAAACTGCCCTTCGGCAAAGCCTAAAAGTAGATCCTGCTTTTTCTTTTCCGGCATCGACCCGCGAACCTCAACAGCCCCGTCGACATGCTTCATCAGTTCCGAAGATTCGTAATCGGTGTAACACCAAACAATCGCCGGCCGCTCTGACTCACGCACAATCTCCGCAACTCGCTTAGCTCGCTCGGTGTTGGTCCGCCGCTTTTCTTCGTGGATGTTCGTTGCCGAAATTCCTTCGACGTCGAATAGAAAGCCATCAGCGACGCCATCGTATGCAACACTCACAATGTGTCGCTCAACGGTTAGAGGTGGCAAGATATATCCGTCGTCGCTACCGCCTAGATCAGACGGACGCGAAAGACAAACCGCCCATGAAGTTACCCATCGCCAAAAGTCCTTTTGAGCGTGTTTCTTTAGCCGATAGCCGCCTGCTTTCATTGTGTCGTTAATAAACCAACGCGAAAGCATTTCGTTCGACGGCATGACCCCAAGAAAATCGGCGTGGTTGCCTAGCTCTTTGTGGTCATTGGGTGCCGGTGTCGCTGTACATGCCAAGCGGTAAGGCGTTTCGCGGTATGAGTCGATCAACTCCTGTTTGATCTTCCCGGTAAAATTCTTGAGGATCTGCGATTCGTCAAGCACTACACCTGACCAAATCGAAGCGTCAAACTTATGAAGCTTTTCGTAATTGATCAGGTTTATGCCGCCGATGATGTCGCTTTGCTCATCGACCACCGCAACGGGCGTTTCGATGCCAAACTTTTCGGCCTCTCGCTTTGTTTGGGCTCGAATGCCAACTGGCGTATGAATCACAACCGGCCGCTTCGATCGTTTGCAAACCGCATCCGCCCACGCCAGTTGCTGGATCGTCTTACCTAGGCCGGTATCCTCAAACAAAGCCGCCCTGCCACGCTGTAGCGACCATTGGACGCATTTAGCCTGCCAGCCCTTAAGAGCTTTCGGAAGCTCGCCAACCGCAACCTCAAAGCCCAGCGGCCTTGCCGATCGCACCTTCGATCGGATGAACTCTTCGTAATCCATGATAACACCAAAAAGCCACCGGCGGCGCGGCGTAGCGGGCCAGCTCGAATGAGCACGAAGGCACCGCCGGTGGTTGTGTTGTTGTAAGCCCGCTACGGCTTCTAAAATCTTAACGCATTGTCAACCGTTGACAATGCCCCTCGTCTCCCGCATCTGGCTCTCGATCTCATCGGTCAGCCTTCCGTAGGCTTCCCGCGTCACCCGTGCCGCGTTGTACTCCGCGACCCTCCGCGACAATCCGCCGTCGTGCTCCATGATGGCCGCACGCTCGGCGAAGTGCTCGGTGATGTCATCGTCGGTCGGCATCATTTAACTTCACGCTTAGTTGGTGACATTGTCGCAAGTATCTTCGCCCGTGCTTTGAGCAGCCCGATCGTCCGTTCGCCGCGTTGCCGTGCTCGCTCTGGTTCGCACCAGCGACAGAGCCATTCACCTTCGAGCGTCTCTGTAGTCTTATGCGACCCGCATTTGCAAAGCGGGATCGCGTCCATTTCTTCCGGCCCTATGGTGAAGAACCGGAAACCCGGCGGCGGCTCCATCGGATTGACGATTACCGCCGCGGGTTGGTCTGCTGGCTGCTTAGGCTTCATCGCTTGCCAGTAGCCCCGCTAGTTCGTCCGCTGTCGTGGTCGTCGGTCCGCGATGCGTTACCGTGCCTTCAATTTCGTCGTCTGCCGCGATTGCGTCACGGATCTCGGCCGAAAGCTCGCACCACTTAGAAGCCCTCCGGAAGACCGTTTTCTTCGCCATCTCGTCGAAGTCTGTCACCCAAGGCCCCGTCTTTCCTGATCGGCTTCGATCGCGGATCTTTGTCACCTCGTCAACGGTCATAACTTCGCACTTGGTCGCACCGTCCTGCATCTCGATGATGCAGTAATAACAGTAGACTTCGCCGCGATCACCGATGAATACAGGCCGATGCGTTTTGACTTCGCCCAGGTCATAGACGAATTCGTCGTTGACGCAAACCTTGTCCGCGTGAATCCTGCTGACCTTGCCGGTCCGCATCATTAACTGCACAAGGCCCTTGTAATCGATGATCAACGTGCACTTGTCGCCGTAGGGTATCAGATGGGCGTGCCGTCCGTCCGGCTCTAGGCCCCACTGGCTCAACTGCATCATGCAATCGAAGAACGATTGCTGCGTACATTTCGCAAGGCTCGGTGTCCGTCCTAACGCCGCGATCGCAACTCGGGCCATCCGTTCGGCCGTTACGTGCTTGGGCAGTATCTCCGCGATAGCCGCTCGAAATCCGTCACCTTGTAGTTGTTCGCGGATTGTCAATTGCCGCTTCGGTTGTTCTGCAATTTCGGTAGTCATCATGCTCTCCAGTTTGGTAAAAAGATAGTTCGCAAATCGTTCTCGCCTTGCTCGCTCCAGTCGTTTGTAACCTTGCGTCGCCTGTACTCCGTCAGTAGTTCTTCGCGATCGGATTCGGCTCGCTGCCGATCCGCGTCGCAAAGCTCATAGCATCGGACGCGATACGGTGCCGACGTTTCTATCGCGATAAAAATAAAACGGTCGGCTTTCGTGCCATCCAGGTAATGGACGCCCTGAAGGTCGTACCGATAACTCGCAATCGTCTTTGCAAACTGGCTCTCGGTTGCGTCGTCGCAGGTTTTAATGTCTGCAATGATGCCACCAGCTCGCCAGTCGATCTTCGCTCGGCAGTCGACGCCGAAGCTCTCCCATGTGTGCTCGGTTTCGGCTTCGCCAACAGCCCCAAGGATTGTCGCCGCCGTTTTGCATTTCGCAACCTGTCGACAAAGGTGATCGACTAAATGGGCGTCGCCTGCGGATATCGCCAATCGATCGCCGTTGATCGCTGCCCATTCCTTGTAGCCCTTCGTCCGCCTGTCGCTGCATTCGCTAGGAACCATCGCGTAATCTTTGGCGTACTTGTCCGGTTCAAGAATCGCCGCGTGGATCGCCGTCCCTAGCCGCATCGCGTCCGTCTCCTTTCGCGGTGCCGTTTTTAGAACGTGTTCTGCTTCAAATTGTCGCCAGCCTCTCGCCATCGACTTGAGCATCGTCGCGGAGACTTCGGGTCTGTCGTGATAACTCATGGCTTCGCCCTCCTAGGATCTGTCGGCAGTTTCCGCCGCGGCTCGTGGTGTTTTTCCAGTTCGTCTATCGCGCCTAAAACGCAACCGTAGGCAATTTTTCCGCCGGGACTGTCTGCCTGCGACTTCCAGCCCGTAACAATCTTTCGAAGCGTCTCCCACCGCTGCTCAAGCGGTTCCGTCGCTTGCTTAACTTTAAAGCTGATCACAATTTGCAATTGTTCGTCAGTCATTTTTCACCTCAATTTTTTCGGCCTGCCGCTCGGCTTGCTCTGCGTACTCTACCAGAGACGCCGCAAGTGCCGTTGCCTCTAGCGGGCTCATGCAGACACGAAAATCTGATACCGCGTCAACTCTTACGATCTTGTTCCCGACCATCTTTGACTTTGTCTCCGAAAAAACAACGACAAGCTCAATAACGCTTTCGATCTCCTTTTCGTCTTCAGTAAATCCGTGCCTGACGTTGTGCGATGTGCCTTGTAGCCATTTCATTCCGCCACCTCTTTAACAAACTGCCCATCGACCATCTTGCCCTTGCGGTCTTTGATTTCGTCAAACGCTGCGGACATGCAACGCCGCAAGCTAAAATTAAGCTTTTCACAGATCACCGTCAGCACCACGACGCAATCGCCGATAGCGTCTTGAGTTTCCTTGCTGTCGTGTTTTGCGATCGCGTCGCGAAGCTCTTGCATCTCTTCGGCAAGCTTTCCTAGTTGCCCTTCGATTGTCGATCCGTCGATTAGGTTGCGGTCCGTCGCCCAGCCCCATATTACGTCTTGCCATAGCTCGATTGAATCAAATTGCCTCATCATTTACCTCGTTAGAATAAAAGCCCGGCGGGCGGATGGTCCCGCCGGGTGCCATCACCGGAAGGTAATAGCGGTTGAATCGTCACTGCCCCAACGCCTGCGGAACGTACCGCGAAAGCACAAAGAAAAACACGGCCAGCCAAAAGCCGGCCACGATAAGAAAGTCTGCTTGGTGCCTCATGCTTCCACCTCTTGAGACTCAAGTGTGTACGTAAACGACTTGTGCTTACCGCCATGAACGGCACAGCAAAAAAAGCCAACTGCAAAAAGAAAGTCGACTTGCTCCGCTGTTGGTGCCGGTACGTGTGCGATAAGAAACTTCCGATCGGCCCTCAACCTTTGTCGACACCACGCCACCGCGGCCCGGCCGATGCCACGCCGACGAAATGCCGGATCGATCACTAGCCGGATGATGCGTGCGTCCTGTGCGGACAGTTGCACGATCAGCAGACCGACCGTGTGGCCGTCAAAGTCAATCGCTTTGCAGTGTCGACCCGAGACTGCCGTTAGCTTTTTGAGGCCCATCGGCGTGATCGGGTCGAAGCTTTCGTGGATCTCGCACAACCGCCGCAGGTCGTCGTTAGTCGCTGTTCTGATCCCGATCATTTTGCCACCTCCACTTCGTCGACCAAAAGCCGCACCGCACACGTAATCTCATCCGCCGCTTCGTCTAGCAAGCATCGCACCACATTTGCAATCTGTCGCTCGTATGCCGCTCGGCAATCATCGCAGACGTCGCGACCGCCTGCGGTTGTTGTGGCCGCGTCTCGGCAGTAGTGGCAGGTCATGCTGGCACCTGCTGAGCTTTGGCGACCAGCTTCTCGAACTGCTTGCGGCTGCAATAGTTAAAGACGACAACCGCTTGCCGCATGTGGTGATCTCGCATTTGTGCGTTGTTCCGTCGGTCGTGCCAGATGTATTCCATGACGTGGTAATCGATCATTTTTTTGGTTGTTGCGCACATGGTTTCGTTCCTGCGTTGTGTGTGTTGAAAATCCAGAGCCCATCCCGGATTAGGGCTGTGTCAGTAAGTAAGCTGGTAAGTGTTAGCAGTTTACCCCGCCATCGACGTAGACCGACCAGCCGCTTTCCGATAGCCGCGGATTGCAGCCGGCGTAATGCGTGTTAGCTTGTCGCATTGCGTCCTGCTGAGCCTCTGCAAGCGTTTTGCCGCGACCAACGCCACAGCGAGCGCCGATCGTCTGAAGGTTTATGATCTCGACCGCGTACTGTTGGATTTTCGTTTTTGTCATCGTCGTGTTCCTGTGAGGTATGTCGTAAACCTAGACGCCTCGCGGCGTTTCGCCCTTCCGGGCTCGTCAGTAGGTTAGCGGGCGCTGATAATTCCGTTTGACACAAGAAAATTGAACTGGTCTTTTTTGCTGCTAAACAACCAGCCGCACATTTTGCCATTCATCCAAAGTTGAAAATCCCCAAACCTTCGCGACGGAGCAACATCAAACCCTTTCGCTTCTGCGCTGCTGATCGTTGTCGGCTCTGTCGACCAAGTGTTGTTTGCTCCGACAAGATAGAAAGTTTTTTCGGTTTTCGTTGCGGTCGTCATTTTCGTTTCTCGCTTGCTGGTGTGTTGTTATCGTTGTCCGACTCCAAGATCATAATCTTTGTATCGACAAAATAAAAGCCCAACATGGCAATTTTTTGGGAATTATTTTCGCCCCGTAAATTTATTGGCGAAACTCACTTTCGCGGCCTTCCTGGTCGCGAATTAACCGCCGCCGCTGCTTTTGCCGCTTCGGATCTGGTAATCAGGATAGCTTGCCCGTACCGCTCGCCAGCGATGCCGCAAGTGCGGAGACCACGCCAGAGCGTTTTGGCGTGTAGGCCGAGTCGGCGAGCGTGTTCGGAAATGGATGCTTTAGTGCTCATGGTAAAATTGAATTGTGCCGGATTGTCCGGCCGTCCGGTTATTCGGCCGCGTCCTTTCAGCGGCTCCCAAGTCTCTTATTCCCGGCAACGTGCCATTACCGAAGCAC